AAGATTAAGAACATCAACACGGAATTACTTCTTGAGGGGAAGCTTCAATACTGGCGATTGACTTATGAGGTAGAGATTAACACCAGCTTAAGCCCCACGGATGGAACCACAGTGATAGGGTGGGATATGCACCTTTTAGATATGGGCTATCGGATTAGGAAAGATGATGGTGAGAGGGCACCGATCTTTGAGGGTGGGGTAAAAATCACGCAACCAGTGAGATTAAATGGAGCAGGAAAGAAAACTGCTGCGGGTGCTGCTAATAGCTATGTAGTTTTTGCCAGTGCGGATGTCTACGGAACCATCGATTATTCCACTTTACCAGGACTAGGATTCTTCTAATGCCAGATCCAGTAGCATTTGAATTCGAGACAGCAAAGCAACTCCTAAGACTTCTGAAGAAATCCAAGGATGGCACCTTCAATTCAGAGGTTGATGATGAAATCCCATTAGATCATGCACCTGCATTTATCTGGGCATATGTACCCGCAACAGTTACCTGCACCTATGACGAAACAGTTAAGGCTTGGATAATTGGTGGGGCAACCACTTGCTATCCAATCAATTCAGGGGTGGATGCTGCAGGGTTAATGCAGTGGGGAAAGAATAATACTGATGGAATCGTGACTGGGGGAATTACCTGCACGACTTTCACACCTAAGCTTGGGAGTGAATCCGCACCAGTCATAGGCAAGGGCTTCTACCTTGGCACGATTTTTGGGTACAACGGATCCGAACAACCAAGAGTCCTGATTGGGTTACCACCTGCACCAGCGGTGACTTCCGGTGGTTCCGCAACCATTGAAGTGGTGACGGATGTTATTTGTACACCCACAGGAATAGAAGTATCCACAGTTACTTTGTCAGGTGCTGATTATGATAACGCAGTAATACGGCAATTTTTAGCTTTATCCGATGTCACGCCATCATCTTACTTAGCTAATCAAGGACGAGTAGTAAAGGTGAATGATGCGGCCACTGCGCTGGAATTTGGCCCTATAGTTGATGCAAATTACACCACCTTTATTGCTTTATCAGACACACCAAATGTTTACGGAACCAACCCCTATAAAGTGCTAACTGTTGCTAGTGGTAGCGCATCAATAGTATTCTCAGCCAACAACATCACCACTACAAAAAGTTTGGCAGGTGGTGGCAACCCTAACGACCCTGCCTATGTTGCTCTCAGTTTATTAAATGATGAAACAAGCCCAGGGAATAATCGGGTGTATGGAACCACATCTGCTGGGGTCAAGGGTTACAGAACTTTGCAGCTAACAGCATTGACAGATTTCCCAGCAACCACAGGGAATGGAGGAAAATTTGTAAAGGTCAACAGTGGTGGAACTGGATTGCAGTACACAGAAGTTGACATTCAAGCCATGTTAGATGCCATCACAGACTTAACCGCCAGAGTGGTAGCACTGGAAGCGCTCTAATGCTAGTAACTAAACTTACCTTTGGAAGCGTTACGAATGTCACCTCAACAGGCGAGCTAGGAGGCTTGTTTTTGCCTCTAGCTGTTGGTTATCGAACAGCTTTGGCAGGAGGTTCATCAGCAGGCTTCTCAAGAAAAACTTATGCCACCTACGATGAGGCTAGCAACTACCTTAACCCTTACATTAATAAAGTAATGGTAACGCCTCCAACACTTGGCACACCATGCCGAGCAGCTACCACCGCTAACATCAGCTTAAGCGGACTTCAGACGATTGATGGAATAGTTTTGATTGCTGGCGATAGGGTGCTAGTAAAGAATCAAACCACGGCAACGCAAAACGGAATTTACACCGTAGCATCTGGATCATGGACTAGGCCTTTTGATACCGACACCGGAACAGAACTACAGGTCAGATCGTTTTTTAAGATAACATCTGGCACCGTAAACGCAGACTATTACGCAGTAATACAAAACACCGGAACGATCACCGTAGGCACGACAGCAATAAACTATGATCTGATTTTAGATCCTGTTTTGCTAGAAAGTCAAACGGTGTACTGGTTACGGTTTAAGGATATGACAGCAGCGCCACAGTACTACGCAACCGACAATTACACTAATTCGATTAATCCAAAACTAGCTACTACCGGAAACATTACTTTGAGCGGATTGCCAATAATTGATGGAGTTCAGACAGTTGTTTTTAATTATGTGCTAGTAAAAAATCAAACAACACTTAGCGAAAACGGCCTTTATACGGTTCGAACTGGGGCATGGGATTTTATTGACTTTGATATTTCTAAACCTTGGCTAATTTATGTCTCTTCTGGCACAGTCAATGGTGGCAGAACTTTTGCGTCTAGTCGTACTGTTGCCTACACACCGTTCGCAGTTTACACCAATGTTTACACCTTAGTTTCCATGATCCTTTACCCTACGCTTGCAGATGCCACCGCAGAAACCAACGCACTAATACCAGCATACAAAACATCTTTTGATATTGAGTGGATTACAAAACCTTACACGCCTATCGGTTGCGTGGAGATGGCAGCAGCAGATGTTGCAGATATCTACTGCTGTCCGCCACCTACTGAATACTTGCAAACTTTTCCTGACCATGTGGAATTAGTTTTCCCAACGGAAACAGTAGTGGCAAGGTTGTTCGATCCTTCAGCAACTTATGTCAGCACCTACAACGGAGCTATATATTCAGGCATCAATTACTTTGTTCACTATGAATATGATGCGCCTATTTTATGCAGCGGCGTTTCACGAACAAATAACAGAAGATTTTTTTGGTTCCGTGTAGTTGACGGCATCGGCACCTACCAAGCACAGATTTTAAATTATATTCTCGGTTCTGGTGCCGATGTATGCGCTGCCTCTTGGACTTATTATTTAGATTACTATTATCGTGTTTGGCGCAGCAATGAGAACTATTCCTATGAATCTCCAGTTTCTTTACCTTCCTATGCGGCCTTTGACTTTTCGCAGGCAACACCGCACGAATGGACAAGCTACAACACGGCATTGAGTCCGGCAACATTTTCATCTAATTATCCAGCGAGTTACTCGCCAACTCTTTTAAGCTTTGATATTCAATACGGCCAAACCATACCTACCACAATCACCTGTTATCTGATTGATGCAGTATTTAGGCGAACGACTGTAGACATACCATCTGGCGATGATATCGCACTTGGCACACTTAGTGTTACCTTGACTTACGACGCAGCAAGCAGCACCTACTATGGGCCAGTGGCGAACTATTTCAACATACCAGGCAGATTAACGCTTCCTGCCAATCTCTTGCCGACTGTTGCTAGTGGTAAAAGATTCCTTAATTCATCGCTTCTATTCTGGAAAGTGAACTCCTCTAACCAGATTTACTACGAGCATTATCTAAGTTCTGGCGGTCTAAGTAGCGATATCACCTTGTTCTATAGTGGTTACTCAGACGCAAGAAAACCGCAGGCAGCAACACTAAACTTTTACAAAACAAACTCCTACTATGTTTACACCAATACCAATGGCTCGCTAATGCGATCCGATCCGACAACGCAAACGGCAACACCAACCTAACCCCACCCCCGCCTTAAAGGATTCAACCATGGTTATTCACTTTGAATTGCATCCTAGCTGGACTCAATCTCTACTGTTTGGAGATGCCATCAAAGCTGGGGTATCCTTAGGGAAGGATAATCACTGGCATTATCAGGGCATCACTGGTTTATATGTGGTTTCAGCAGGTTATCTGATTATTGAAATCATTGAAAAGCCTAGCGATATTGCACCCAGTTTGATCAGGGTAACGATCAGGCAGATCCAAGCAAGGTTGATGCAGCCACGAAAGAACAAAAATGGCAAGTGAAGAGGTTAGCTATGAGGGGTATAAGTCCAGCACCCTGAGTCAGACGGCTGATGAAACGATGGTGGTAATTTTTTCTAGGAGATCATTATGCCAGCCGGACAGTACACATTTAACGCTGAGCAGGGTGCAACCTTAGCCCGCACCATTCTTTATACCGATGCTGACGAGGTCGAAACCAATCTCACAGGCTACACCGCAGCTATGCAAGTCAGGGCCACCGCAGCGAGCGCAACCGTAATACTAGAACTCACCACCGAAAACACACGAATCACGCTAGGTGGTGCTGCAGGCACTGTTGATTTATTAGTCGATGCTGCCACCATGGAAGCCCTTACTCCTGGCAGATACTTCTATGATCTGGAGCTATACACCGGATCAACAGTAATCAGATTGATTGAAGGTATTTTCAATGTCAAAGCGGAGGTGACCCGATAATGCCAGACATCGTAGTGGTCACAGAATCCGATATCGTCACAGTCACGCAAGGCGAAACGCTAGTCACAGTCTACGATGGCCGAGGGTTGACAGGGCCAGCGGGTGCTGCTGGTGCTGCTACACTTAATGAGCTTACCGACACCACCATTACTGGGGTGGCGAATGGCGACCTTTTAAAATATTCATCGGCATCAACGCAGTGGGTCAACACTAATAAACTAGATGGTGGTAATTTCTGAAGGTAACTTCTAACTAAGGAACTTGAATCATGGCGAACACGATCAGAATTAAGCGCAGAATAGGTGGCTCCACTGGCGCACCTACAACTTTAGGCGCAGCAGAACTTGCCTTCAACGAGAACTCAGGCGGGAGGATTCTTTACTATGGACTAGGTGATGACAGCTTCGGGGTGGCAACATCAGTAATTGCAATCGGTGGCCCTGACTTTGCAGTAACAACAACTACAAATGCCAACATGACTGGCCCGATAACATCAGTAGGGAACGCAACCTCGGTGGCAGCTCAGACCGGAACAGGCACCACCTTTGTGATGAACACTTCACCAACGCTGGTAACGCCAGCACTCGGCACACCTTCAAGCGGTGACTTAACCAATTGCACCTTTCCCACCTTGAACCAGTCCACCAGTGGGAACGCTGCTACAGTGACCACCAATGCCAACTTAACCGGAGTTATCACAAGCAGTGGTAATGCAACTGTAATTGCTAGCCAGACCGGAACCGGATCAAAGTTCGTAGTTGATACGAGTCCTACGCTTATCACTCCTGACATAGGAGTGGCGACTGGCACTAGCTTGGTTCTCAGTGGTGACCTCACCGTCAACGGCACGACCACCACGATTTCTTCAACGACCTTGGCAGTAGGCGACAAGAACATTGTTCTTGCTAGCGCATCCACTACCGATGCGGGTGCAGATCAAGGTGGGATTACCATCAAAGGTCTCAGCGATAAAACATGGAACTGGGTAGATGCAACCGATGCCTGGACAAGCAGCGAGCATATCAACATCGCATCAGCGAAATCCTATTACATCAACGGCACCATAGTTTTATCAGCGACCAGCTTGGGAAGTGGAATTATTTTAGATGGCGGGACTTTCTAACATGGCCAATCTAATCAAGATAAAACAAAGCGCAGTAGCTGCAAAGGTGCCAACCACTGGGGATCTGGTTCTTGGTGAACTTGCGCTCAACACCTACGATGGCAAGCTCTATGCCAAGAAGGATAACGGCACCGCTAGCGTTGTCCAGATCGGTGCTTCCACATCCAGTGCGCTACCTGTCACGCTATTTAGTGGCAGTGTGACCAATGTCAGTATTTCTAATGGCTCGTTGCCAGTGCTTTTGTTTGGTGGCAGCACCGTAAATATAACCGTCACCTAGGAGAAAACATGGCAGCAAGATTCCCGTTAGTAATCAATACGACCACGGTGCAAGAACTTCAAAGCGGTGACACGCTTTCGCTGACATCACCTACGCTAGTGACTCCTATTCTTGGCACACCAACATCTGGAACGCTAACCAGTTGCACCGGACTTCCTATCTCAACAGGTGTAAGCGGACTCGGTACTAGCGTTGCAACTTTCTTGGCTACACCATCAAGCGCAAATCTTGCCTCATGCCTCACGGATGAAACTGGCACAGGGGCAAATGTTTTTGCCACTTCACCAACGCTCACAAGTGCAACGATCACCAGCCTTATCGAAACGAAAACCGCACCAACGATCTCCAGCGGAACGCTCACGCTAAACTGTGCGCTTGGGAATGTGTTTCATGTCTCGCTGAATGCAGCGATCACGACACTTACCATAAGCAACATACCGACCACAGGTTCAGCTTTCGGAATCACTCTGGCATTCACGATGGATGGAACGGCTCGAGCAGTGACATGGGGTGCTGCAATTAAGTGGGCCTCTGGTGGTACGGCACCAACACTCACAAGTACCAATAACAAAGTAGATATCTTTTGTCTCACAACATGGGATGGCGGTACTACATGGTTTGCAATGGTTGGAGGCCAGAACTTCTAATGCCTATTAATAGAAAAATCATGGGTGTGAGTAGGGGCAAAGTGTTTACTGGTGCGTTGAGTGGTACTAGCACGATTGCGACTGGATCTGGCCCTAGAGGCGTTTGTATTTCCGCAGATGGCAGCAGCGTTTATGCTTCTTGTTTTAACGATACAGTATCAATCTTTAGCCGAAACACTTCAACAGGAGCTTTGTCTGGAACTAGCACCATTGCAACTGGATCACTTCCTTTCGGGATTTGCATCTCGGCAGATGGAAAGAGTGTTTACACTCCTAATTTCAGTTCAAATACAGTTTCAATCTTTAGCCGAAACATTTCAACAGGAGCCTTGTCTGGAACTAGTACCATTGCGACCGGGGCAAACCCTTACGCCATTTGTATTTCAGCAGATGGCACTAGCGTTTACGCAGCTAATTTAGGGGGTACGACGGTTTCAATCTTTAGCCGAAACACTTCAACAGGGGCTTTGTCTGGAACTAGCACCATTGCAACTGGGACAAGCCCTAGAGGCGTTTGTATTTCCGCAGATGGCACTAGCGTTTATGTGTGTAATTATGGAGCAGCGACTTTATCAATCTTTAGCCGAAACACTTCAACAGGAGCTTTATCTGGAACTAGTACCATTGCAACAGGAGGGCAACCACTTTTTGTTTGCATTTCGGCAGATGGTAAAAATGTATATGTAAGCAATGAAGGGTCTACGACAGTTTCTATCTTTGATCGAAACACTTCAACAGGGGCTTTATCTGGTACTAGTACTATTGCAAGTGGCGCACAACCTTACGGCATTTGTATTTCCGCAGATGGAAAAAGTGTTTATGCAACTAATTTAGGAGGTACGACAGTTTCAATCTTTAGCCGAAACACTTCAACAGGAGCTTTGTCTGGAACTAGCACCATTGCAACTGGGACAAGCCCTTTCGGAATCTGCATTAGTTCTGACGATGCTAGTGTTTACACTGCTAATTCTGGGTCGGCCACAGTCTCAATCTTCACTCGGAGCTAATCAACCATGCAATACGCAAAAATAAACGGTGACACAGTCCTTGAGTTTCCATCCTATCCACAGCGTGACCACCCAAACACATCCTTTGGCGATGGCTGGCAGGGTGGCGAGATTGAAGGCAGCACTTATGTGCTTGTCGAAATTGAGGACACACCGCAAACCGACCACCTCACACAAGACACGGAAGTTGAACCACCGAAAAAGGTGAAGGGCAAATGGACACAGAAAACCAAGGTGAAGGACATCAGCGTAGAGGAAAAAGCTAAACGCAAAGCAGAGAAAGCGCAGCGTGACGCAGAGCAAGAGGATAACTTCCTCACCAAAGCAGAAATCAAAGCAATACGCAAACTACTTAAGGCGCAACCATGAACCTAATACTAATATCTTTTTTTTTAGTAGTTGGACAACAGGTTACCATTCCCTTAGAAATCCATGGGCAACCAGGGCAATTCATCAGCATCCCCAGTGTGACCGACTGCAAGTCAGTGCAATGGGTGGTCCTTGATGTTGGGCTTAATCTGTTTCCTGTGGAGTTATTACGAGACAGTACCACCGCAGTAGTGAGCGCAAATAGTCCTGGTAAATACAGAGTCCTAGCCTATGCTGCTAAAGGGGATGCAGCCAGCAAACCTGTGATTACTACTGTCATTATTGGTGATCCACCCGAACCCATACCAGCACCGGATGAGGCAGCCAGCAAACTTCAAAAGGAATTAAAATCACTTTATGTATCACTAAGTGAGGATGATAAACAGGGCAAGGCTAAGAAACTATCTAGCCTTTATGCCAGCTTTGCCACCACTGTTAAGGGTGAGGAAGTCCAAACCGCAGGGGAGTTATTAGCCCTATGCAAAGAAGCAGTGGGAAGGGTGCTAAGTCCATCCGATTTGCGAGAAATAAGAGTGCGGATACAATCAGACTTGGCTGGATTTCCTGAAGATCCCGATACCAAATTAGATGAAAGCTTAAGGAAATCCATGTCTAAAAAATTCACGGAAATTTCCAAGGCACTAGGCACATTGAAGTGACACCAAACAATCTAGGATGGATCCACCCTGATCAGCGCACTCCTTCACAGGTGACCCTAGATGCAGCTATAAAATTGCGGATGCCAGCTTTTAGTATCAAGGGCAAATACGCAGAACCAGATAAAGCACTTCTATATCTCTTCATCAAAAACATGAAACCATTCAGCCAGCAAACTGGAAGCTGTGTGGGCAATGGCCTAGGCATGGCTTTGTGGTGTCTGGAATCCGTTGAGGTAACGCAGCTCGGACAGCTAGAAGATCCTGTCTGCCCCTTTTGGTTACTTCCTTACGGAAAATCGCGCGAACTCGCAGGGTTAAATGGCAAGGGTGAAGGCAGTTTCGGATCTGCTGCAATAGAGGCACTCACCAAGTTTGGCACCTTACCCTACAACACACAAGGACTACCACCAGTACAGATCAAAGATGGTGCCATGACCTGGGGAGAGAGTGCCGAGATGCAGTGGAGTGATGGTGAATCCATTGCAGAGGTCTGGTTAGCAGCATCAAAAAAACACACGATCAAATCATCGGCAAGGATTACCAAGTGGGAGCAGGGCAAGGCCAGCCTTATCAATGGATTCCCCATGACCTGCGCTTCTAACTGGGGAGGCCAGATGGATCCACCCATCAAAGGTAACCCATCCATCATTCTAAATAAACGAGTCACCCAGTGGGGTCATCAGATGTGCTGCCTAGCATGGGCACTGCATCCTGAGTTTGGCGATATTTTTTGGATTCAAAATAGCTGGGGTGTGTGCCATGGGAAAAGCCCAGGGTATTATTCCGAACCCGATGGTGGATTCTGGATCACCGCTAAAGAATTTCAATGGATCTGCTCAGATGGTGAAGTGTTTGCCCTGAGTAATTTTGCAGGATTTCCTGCCCAGAAACTAGACTGGTATATCTAGAGGAGATGTTATGAGCTTTATTTTATTCGCTGCCCTGATGGTTAACGCTGATTCAAGTTGCAAAGAATGCAAAGCATATAACGCAAAGCCAGCTATCAGTTCCAAAGTCCAAGGGAAAAGATTCCAACAACTAGGGAAGAGATTACGCAGAGGTGGTAAATCCTGTGTATAGTTTCGACTGGCTAACTATCATTGATCGCTTAGGGCTACCATGCGTGGCCCTAATTGCAATTGGTTATGGCCTACACAACTCTGCTAGATGGTTAGGAAATAACATCCTAATGCCCATTCATCAAAGGCACTTGGTTTTTTTAGACCGATTAGAAGCTGGCTTGAATCGGATTGTAGAAACCCAGCACGACCAAAGCAGTCAGATAATTAACCTTACACAAAAGATTTCAGACTCGCTGGAATCACAGGAGAAGAAATAATGTTACTACCATTTCCACAAGACCTCCCTATTGAGGGTGTAGGAATCTTAATCGACAGACTCAGGGGTAAACCCATTCCCCTGCAAACAGCCCTGAACGCAGCTTGGAATTTGGCAGGGTATGCTGCCACCCAAGTACCCCTGACCCCACCTAAAGATGAACCTGTGCAGGACTATCCTATCTCGGATGCTGAGGTGGTCACCTTATTAGAGAAACTTCAAGGCGAATACCTACCAGCACCAGCAGGGGCACCCATTGAATTTGCAATCATCCCCTGGAAAATTGTGTTGAAAGTTCTGATCAAGATGCTGATCAATGCTGCCCTATAGATTGTTCTTTGGTAAACCCAGATCTTCAAGGTGGGTTTCTGTAAGGAAGTCCCACCTTATTTCCAACCCTTTTTGTGCTGGGTGTGGGTGTGCCGACCCTACGAAATTGAATGTCCACCACATCACCCCCTACCATGTTGACCCCAGTAAGGAACTATCCTCAGATAACTTAATCACCTTGTGTGAATCCAGTGCCAAGTGTCACTGGGTACTCGGGCATTTATTAGATTGGAAATCATGGAACCCAGACATTAGAATAGATTCTCAAAGATACTTTAGGAAATTGGAAAATAAACCAGTATGGAAACGAACAACCTAGGAGAAGGTTTCCATGCGCAGAATGATCCATTGTCTTTTATGTGGTGAATTCAAGCCCCACAAGTCTCGTTATCTGTGCATGAAATGTTATCAAAATCCCCTCTCTAAAAATCTTAAGATACCAGTAAACTTCAGAGTGGAACGGATGGACCGTGAAGAGGTCGTCAGGTGCCCAGTTTTGCCACCCGATGAACCAACCATGGCAAAGCCTGGCACACAGGAAAAGATCGAAATCCTGACCGCACGATGGGCAGCAAACAGACTCTTATACCACCCCGATGATAGTAAGGAAAACTACCAGCCGATAGTGCCAGAGGTGGGGGATGTGGACTGGACCAGCACTAAACCATCGGCATCTAAAAAGATTTTTAGGCTGACTTGTGATGCCCCAGAAGAGGATTAATCTGTACTACATTTCAACCCAAATAACCACTATATACACATGAAAACGGATGCTAAACAGTACGACCAAACGCAACATAAAGCCTTAAATCAAAGGGGATTACAAGGATTTTAGGGGGTGTTGTATGATAGGTTGGGGTGGAAGAGGTCGCAGGTTCAAATCCTGTATCCCCGACTAGGGTTTGGTGAAAAAAAGGTGTGGTCAAAAAGTAGTACTGTACTACTTAGTACCACATCTGCTATGATTCTTTGCATGTCAGCTACTTTGGCTGGCTTTCTAAAGGGTTGTAGTCATGAAGAAAATTAAAGTGCCTGGGCTTTTACATCATAAGGCTAGGGATCTGGGTTACTCCATTGACCCACGCAATCGCAAGACCACCTACCATGGACCATTCGGTCTGGCCCAAACCACCGCAAACTATAAAAAATGGTTGTCAGAATATCTGGCCCAGGCTGATACCCAGATCCCAACCACACCCACCGATAAAAAAGATCCTACCATTGCTGACCTTGTTGTGCACTTCTCCAAGTGGGCTGATATGTATTTCAGAAACCCTGCCACAGGTAAACCCACTAGCCAGATCCATGTTTTGAAATCAGCAATTCGGGAGCTTAAAGATTATCTGCAAACACCGATTGCAGAATTCACCCCTAGGGATCTCATCGCAGTCAGGGCTGGATTGGTTCATCGTGACATCATGCCCCAGTCTATCTTTACCAAGAGAAAAAAACTAACCATCTCATCAGTCAATGGCTTGATCATTAAGATCAGGATGATGTTTAAAAGGGGTGTGGAATGGGGCTTGGTTCCCATCAATGTTTTTTCGGCACTCATGTGTGTCAAACCTTTGTCCTGGCGAACTGCTCCAACACTCCGAGACCCTGCCCCAATTCAGCCTGTCGATGAGGCACACCTTGACCGCATTCAACCCCACCTTGCTCCGGTCTATCGGGTACTCATGTCTGTCCACCTTGCTACTGGGATGAGGATCAAAGAATTGATCGGGATGCGCTGGTCTGAAATCTCACAACATCCAGTTAAGCCTTGGCTCTATGTCTACCAGCCCACCACGCACAAGAACTCCCACCGAAAACAAGACCGGAAGATCTTTATCCATGAATCATTCGTCAACCTAATGAAGATGACTAGGAAACCACTCTGGGAAAAAGACTTTGTGTGGTGCAGTAAAGGTAAGGGGATTAATGCTGGCTACTCAGGGCAGATGACCACGGCTGCATATTATCTCGCTGTCAAAAGTGCGATCAAGAAACATAACAAGATCTCTAAGGTGAAGGTTCCCAACTTCACACCACTTCAGATCAGGCACACAGTAGCTACAAAAATAAATGAGTCTCATGGAATCCAAGCAGTGGCAGCAGTGCTGGGGCATGCGAAAATAAACACGGCCCAAATCTACGCTGAAACAAGCTTTACTGCTGCCATGGAGATTGCTGAAGTTACTCAAGTTAATTCCAGATAAAATGATTATCTTATTTATTTTTGTTTTTTATTCTTTTTATGTTTGACCAGCTGATTTCAAATGCTAACTTGTTCAGATCTAATGAGTCACGGATGACCAGTGGTGGCAGGATGCCAACCAGAAATCACAATTGATTTTCGGTCCACACATCATACGTTTCCCGAAAGGATTCCTGCCCATGCCTTTGACTCTGTTTATTAATGATTTGCAAAACCCCTGCCTAAACCCCCCAGACATGGTTTCCCCCCCCCCCCTGTTTAATTTATCTCAAAAGGATGCTGGGAAAAATTGGAAGTTTCTAACCCAGGCTGAAGAAGAGATACTTGTAGTGCTGAAAGACAGCCCTGATGTTAAAGCAATTGTTGTGGCTAAGTTATTAAAACGCAATAACGACAGCAGTTTCAGAACCATCTTGGCGAACCTTGTTGAAAGGCAGATTCTTAACAAGAGTCGCAAGGGTTATGTTCTAATAAAATAATATTTTTATCCTAAATATAGCCAGTAGGAAATATCCCTGCTGGCTTTTTTTACGCCTATTCCTCACCTAATTAGCAAAGTCTGACATTGTCCAACTGTTGTTAGCCAGCTGTCAAGCAGATTTAATTCAATCACTTGCTTAGAATTCTTTTTAGATGAACAACATCTGAAAGGAAACTAATGGAAAACTTTAAAGAACTTATCCCAGCAAACTCTATATCTGTGCAGCAACTTGCTACTGCATGGGGCAGGAGCATCAACCAGATTTATTGCTGGATCAATGAGGGTGTGGATATACCTGGTGGAAGTCAAAGGGTTTATCTGCGAGCAGTTCGCATCGGCAAAAAATTTGCCATCACCCCCAGTCAAGCTGCGGACTTTATCAAAGACTGCAACCCAACCCCAGAAGCAACCAAGGAAATCAAAGGCAAAACTAAATCCAAGCTGGACTCGGCAACCACAGCCGAAGCTCTCGCTTGGTTACAGAGTTAACAAGGAGGTTACATGACACCAGCGCAAGTTCAGCTAATGCTCGAACTGCTAACCAAAGCTAACGAGTATAGCAACCAACTACACCCTGAGAACACTGACCGAGAGCAAAAGAATATTGAACGGAGGTTTAAAAAAACTTTGGAATCCATGTGTGAATATCTGGCAGTGATGACCGAACCACCATCAGGAGGCTATGGCAATGGCACTGATTCTAAAACGATTTGATGATGAAGTTATTCTAGTGCGCCATGAGGCTGCACCCACCGAAGTTTTGCAGATTTCCATCAGGCGAAATGACACTGATGGCAGTTTTAAAGTTGCGTTAACTGGCCCGATAAGCTTTGACATTATCCGAGGAGAACTAAAAAATGACCCAAGTAAAACCAAGAAGTGAATCTGCTGCCAAGGCAGATCAAGTCCTGATCCAAGGGGATCTAACCAGCCTGAGCGATGAGCAAAGAGCATCTTACTATTTGCGGGTATGCGATAGCCTAGGGCTGAACCCACACACCCATCCTTTTGAGTACATCAAGCTATCTGGCAAGCTCACCCTTTATGCCACTAGAGCTTGCAGTGATCAGCTTAGAAAGATCAATGGGGTATCTATTGAAATCATTTCTAAAGACTTGACGGATGAGATCTACACCGTAGTAGCTCGAGCAGAAGATACTGCTGGAAGGCGAGATGAATCCTGTGGGGTTGTTTCGCTTAAAGGCTTAACAGGTGAGACAAGAGCTAACGGAATCATGAAGGCTGAAACCAAGGCTAAGCGCAGGGCTACGCTGAGCATCTGTGGTCTTGGCTGGCTGGATGAAACCGAGGTGGAAAGCTGTGGCACTAAGGTAGTAGCACCTAGCCCATCAAGACCCATGCTAACCATGAATGAACCCAAGCAAGAAACCATGCTGAGTAATTTCAGAAGGTTGCTGCTAAGTGTTGACACCCAGTTCCCTGGCACCATGCAAAAGATGCTAGTTCATTATCAGTGTGACTCGGTGGAAATGATGACTGATGAAATCATGATTCAGGCTACAGAACTTTTGAATGCCAAACTTAGAAAGGGTGGTGCTGTATGAGCTTACTAGATCTAGCTTCAGGAGCTGCTGTGTTGAGGTTCTGGATGGAGAAGGACACCATTACCGAAGAGGGAGAACTTAACCCAGTCATTGATGAACTGTTTGAAGAGCTGGAAGGGTCCATCGAAAACAAGGTGGAAGCTTATTGCAGAATCATTAGGGAACTGGAACTGACTGCAGAATCCAGAACAGCAGAGGCTGACAGGATCAAAGCCCTGGCTGTTACAGATGCCAACGCAGCAAAGAACATGAAGGGAAGGCTGGTTTATTTCTTTGGATTACAAAACATCAAGAAGATGGAAACCCAAACCTTCAGGCTTTCGATCTGCGCTAATGGTGGTCATGCTCCTATTGAAGTGACAATCCCACCCGATCAACTCCCAGCAGAATTCCAAAAGCTGGAAATCAAACCAAACATGGAAACAATCAGGGAGGCTTTGAAAATGGGCACCTTCCTAATTGGTGTTACTGAACTTGCCCGTGGCACACATTTGAGGATTAAGTAATGACTGTATCTGGTGAACCCGATTATGAAAAGCAAGTGGATCTGAATTCTAATTTTAGAAGCACCAAAGCTTCTGACCTAGAGGATGGCACCTACCTTGGTAGGGTTGAAAACGCATGGATCAAAGAGGTCAGTTCCCCTGTCACACCCTCAGGGAAACAAAAGGTCTTTGAGATTAACCTGGTGGTGGATGGCAGGTCTGTGCAGATCAGCTACTGGCTAGCCTCTGATGCCAACATGAAACGCTGCTTAATCAATTTGCAGAAAATTGGTTTTGATGTTCCGCAGTGGGGGCCGATGTTTGACCGACCCTACCTGGTTGAAATGGATAAGGCAGGGCTAGCGATGCGGGGCAAGACCCTGAGTTTTAGAAGAGATACCAATGGGCAATACAAGAATGTCACCCTTATGGCCTTGAGTGCGGACAGCATCCCCAGTCAGCCATCGGAAGATGACCTGCCCTTTTAGATACCCATTAGGGGTGGCGGGGTAACTCATGCTCCGAGACCTTTTGATGGGGCTGCTGTCACCCACCCAACAGCAGCAATAATATTCATGCGCTTCAGCCTGGTTCGAGCCATATGAGATATACGGCCAAGTAACACACCTGACTTGTTGTCAGAACTGACCAGGCTGATTTTATATCACGGAGGATTTTAAAGTGGATCTGATCGAACTAGGGAACACCAGTTTTCCACCGGACTTTCAACAAGAACCCAGCATTGAAACTGTAGCAAAACTTGCCAACATCATGCTGGAAAATGAATGCTCCAAGCACATCCTTAAAGTGCAGAACATGGTGGTTACTCTGCGCAATGGTCATGTAAGCTTTGATCTGCTCGCACAGGTGCAGGGTGGGGTGAATGATGGGCTTAACATTCTCTACCCCATGACGATCACCGACATGGATGGGCTGAAACTCTGGGCTACCCAGATGACCTGCCTAGGAGCAAAGCCCTGGGAACTTGGCTATGGTCAACCCCTGTCCTTCGTTGAGGGTTGGGATGTTCTGAAGGCTGAGCTTAAGGATCAACTGATAGTTAGCCTAGCCACTCATTCTGTCTGTATTTATTTTCGTGCCAGTTACATCCTTTACGATGCTACCTGCTCTGAGTGCGTTAAAACCAGCCCACACTTCTGGTCGATCACAGACCTTGAGATGTGGCTGAATCAAAAGGAATGGCTGGAATTCCCTGCTGAAGTTGGGGTGAAATATTTCTGCAAGAAATGTACCCGCAAGATTTTAAAATTCTAAGAAGGAGAGATGACATGAATGAAAAACTACACCTACCCAACCCAGAACGATTGGCAGTATCTGCTAAGGAAGTTGCCAGAATGTTAGGCATTGGAAAGTCACAGGTGTTCAAACTGCTTCATGAAGGCCAGTTCCCTGAACCAATTCCCTTGGGGAAAAGGAATCCAAGATGGCTGATTTCTGATTTGGAAAAGTTCTTGGCATCTGGTGGAACCAACTATGAAAACCAAGGGGCAGCACCACTATGAAAGACCAGCAAACTTTCTTACCCTTTATGAAGGGTGATGGCTCAGCGATCAAACAAAACATCCAGCACCAGATGGAAGATGAACCAGACATTTTAAAAGAAGGACAGATGAAGGTGATTAAGAGAGCCTTAGAAACCTATCTGGACATCAGGTATTCTTCTAGGCGATTGCTTCTTCAAGAAGTATCAGCACACATAGATTCCTATGTTCAGAGATGGATTGAAGCAAAGTATCGAACCAATCGTCAGATATTAAAAACTAAAAGGCCTAAACAATGACTAGCCAACGCATCCCACATTTACCACCAGACGAACATGAAAACATCAGCGCATTCTTTGAGAGGTGCTCTGACCTAATCAAGGAACGAGCATCTGAGTATGAACCCCCAGCAATTAGCCTGGCTAAAATCGCATTGCACTGGCAGACCTACACCGACTGCAAAACCACTCCCTACGATGTTGCCATAATGATGGCACTGTTAAAAATCGCGCGACTTTCTAAAGGGCATCATCAGGACAGTCTAGAAGATGCAGCAGCTTACTTAGCAATCGCAAACAGTCTAAAGGAGTAATCCACTGCACTGGGCCACCTCATCCTACCTGGGAATGAGGCAAGGCTGGTTAGACTTTGCAGTGGGTTTTTATCACAAGGTGGGGGAATTACCCCACCCATAAATAAAGAGAGAAACATGAGCTACAAAATACGCAACTGGGAGAACTACCAGCACTTCAAGAATGGTTCACGGAATCCACCATGGATCAAGCTTTACAAAGACCTCCTGAATAACCCTGATTGGCATGAGTTAGATGGTGACTCATGCAAGGTGCTAATCATGCTCTGGATGGTAGCCTCCGAGAACAGCGGTAACCTGCCTGATTTGAAAAAGGTGGCTTTCAGATTAAGGATGAATGAAGCCAAGCTAACTAAGGTAATTTCAGGGCTTTCTGGCTGGGTTTTGCCCAACGATATCAACATGATATCATCACGATATCAAGATGATATAGCAGATAAGAGTAGAGTAGATGAGAGTAGAGTAGATATAGAAAAAGATGTAGATGTAGATGTAGAGGTAGAGCATAGTTGTTCAGAACTGGAAGCCAGTTCCAAACCCTATGGCGATTTTGGTGAACCCCCAATCACATTTCCCACCAAAGGAACCCCTGCAGAATGGGTACTACCTATGGGGTTATTTTATGAGATTGAATTAACCTTCAAGGATGCCCCTATTTTGGATTGGATCAAACAGGCAAGGCTTTGGACCATTGCCAACCCAACCAAGCAAAAAACAGCAAGAGGGATGCCATCCTTTTTGATTGGATGGGTTACCCGACAGAATGATAGGCCAGCGCAGCCAAGAAGCTTTCAGGCCAATGGCAAAGCCAAACCCAATCTTCAAGAAGCCTTGGCAGCAATGCCCAAGGGATTTCAGTTACCACAGAGAGGCCAACCGTGAACATCACAATTAATGCAAACCAACCTTATTTCGACTGGCCCGATTGGATCCAGTTTCATTCAACTTTTTATGGCTGGGATGGCGAAAGGGAATTAAAAATGCTACTCGCATGGTCAGTCTATTTTGCATCAGAGGGTTATGGACCTGAAGAACTGCTTGCAGCTTCAAAGGATCTGACAGGGGTCAAAATATTCAAACGAGAGGAAACCATTCACGAATTGGAAAAGGCTTTGCGGATCCGCAGGGAGAACTACCGCAGGACTACCAAACATGAGATGGCTGATTGTTCCATGTGTCGTGGCACTGGTCTAGTTCTGGTACCTTTCCTTAGCCATGTTAAGAATGGGATCTGGTCAAGTAAATCAAAGTGCTGGGTGAGCTGCATCTGCATCAACTCCCTACCATTCAAAACCAGTGCATCAGGTGAAGGAAAGAAATCCGTCATGACCTTGGAAATCTATGAGCTAAAGAATCCAGACTGGATGCGACAGATGGCGCAGTGTGAAGAGAGTGAGCGCAACCTGGCTAAAACCATTAACGAACTAAACCCCAATGGCAACAAGCCACTGGATGATATTCTTGACCGCATCACCAAACGATTCAAAGAAAATCCAGTTGCAGAACCACCACCCAAAATGATTGTTGATGCATCTGTTCGGACTTATGGTTAGACTCTGCTTAGGGATGGATCCCGTAACAGGAAAAGGAATCCATCTTGCTTAGCACCGTTCAATTTAATCACAATGATACTGCCCTGCTTTGGATGGCAGGCAGTGCTAAGGCTGAGTGGTTCAGATCACATCGATGGCCTAACACCAAGACTCCCAAGCTCGCATCCTACAACCTCACACCCGATGAGGAACAGCACTACATGCAGTTCATTGGGCTGGCAGGTGAAGCTGCCATCCATCGGATCCTCTATGGTGATCTGCATAGGTTTTGGATAGCGCAAGGACTGCAACAGAAATCACACAGGGGAGATGGTGGCAATGATCTGCCAGGGCTGGACATCAAATGTGCAGACATGATCGGTGGGAAAGTTCCCAACCTTCTGATTCAAGCAAAGCTAATCAAACCCGAAACCATTTACATCTTAGCAATCGCTTCAGTGGATGAACCCAAGAAGCCTGAACTGCTCGAGGTGAAGGTGCTGGGCTGCATCAGGGGTAGTAGTGCCAGAGTGCATGGATCTATCGTTGAATTCCATTACCTCAACTACCTAGTATCAGCCGAACAGCTAACCCCTATTGATGTGCTGAAGTGGCCAGAGTTAGCAGGAGATCAACAACTACAATTTGCAGATTGCTCACCTCATGCACAGGATGGGGTATGAAATTGCAGCTACCCATTCCACCATCGGCTAACCACATATTCCGAGCTACTAGGCGAGGTCAGGTGTATAGGTCCAAGAAATACATCGACTGGCACCACGCTGCTGAACTCATGGCATTGGCAACCAAGCAGGGCAAGCCAATCAGCCCACCCTATGCGGTCACCATGCTGATCATTGGTGGTCAGGGCTGGCGCAAGGATAGAGATTTGGACAACATCTGGAAGCCAGTGCTTGATCTGTTGCAGCACATCCATTTAATCAAAGAGGATAACTGTCAACACATAACCCGATTGGTTGTAACCTATCAGCCTGGGGATGGTAGACCCGCAGAATGCCATCTGACGATTGGAGCTGCCTGATGCCTTGGGATCCTAAGCCACACAACCCAGAAGGGAATGGGAAGAAAAAGAAACAGCACCCATCCAGACCTGACCGCAGACATCGAGGGTATGACCACACCTGGTCTAAGATCCGATTAGCGGTACTCAGGGAAGATCCTGTGTGCGTTAAGTGCTTATCACCTGCCACAGTAGTGGATCATATCAAGCCCCTCAAGGATGGTGGCAGCAATGACAGGCTAAACCTTCAGCCTATGTGCGCATCATGCCACAACAGCAAGACATGGCATGAAACATGGGAAAAAAAGATAGTTAGGAAGAAAAAGCCCTGAAAATCAACATGACAGATTGACAGGGTAGGGGGGGGTCGAGAAATCCGACAGGTGTACAGAAGTACCCTCTCGTAAAGTCGCACGATTTTGAACCGATTTTTTAACCGATTTTGAAAGGATATGTATGAAGCGAGGGAAGAAGCCAATTAAAAGAGTCTTGATATCTCAAAAAGCTGATCCGAGACCAGGCACAATTAATCCAAACCCTGTTGAATGGAAAGTTACTGACCCAGTGATGCCCGACTGGTTAGATAAAGTTGGAAAAAAGAAATGGCTCGAGTTGATGAATGGATTAAAGCCGATGGCAATTTTATCACCAGTGGATTCAGATCTGATTGCTAACTACTGCGCCTTGTATTCTCAGGTGGTGAGATGCCAGCACAAAATAAATGAGACAGAAGGTTTCATCGAGACTGCAGGTGGCAGTGTGAAAAGTCATCCAGCAGTGGATCAGTTCACCGCACTTTCATCACGCATGCTAGCCATGGGAAAATGCCTGGGCTTATCACCACTGGCCAGAGTTAAGTTAGTGGCAGATCCACAGGTGCAGGAAAAAAACTGGCTGAGTGAAATCTGTGGAGTAGATGACAAGGAGGCTGATGAGTAAACCCGATCCCATGATAATTCCCTTTATCGAAAGAGCATTACGGCATCATAAAGGGGAGTGGGCAGGGAAGGGATTTAAGCTGCAGGGATGGCAGAAAGAAATCTTAAGAGAAGTATTCGGGAATGTGGACAAGCATGGTAACCGAGTTATCAGGCAAGTTTATTTGGAAGTGCCCAGAAAATCTGGCAAAACAACTTTGGCAAGTGCCATTGCACTTTGGCTACTGATCGAAGGCGAGCCTGGTGCAGAGATATATTCCGCAGCAGCTTCCAGAGAGCAAGCCCACATCTGTTTTGACAGTGCCAAAAACATGGTGGAGGGATGCCCAGCACTCAAGAATAAGCTGGAACCCTATAAGCAGACGATCATTTATCCTCAAACGAAAAGCATTTACAAGTCCATCAGTGCCGATGCCTACACAGCGCATGGGGCAAATGCCCATGGAATCATCATCGATGAATTGCACACTCAGAAATCGCGCGATCTTTATGATACTTTGCTGACCTCAACGCTATCCAGACGGCAGCCTTTAGTGGTAATGATCACCACAGCAGGGTCTGATAGAACATCATTCTGTCATGAGATGCATACCTACGCTCAGAGGTGGATGGATGGCACGATTAAAAACAAAGCTTTTTACGCAAAGATCTATGCTGCGGATCTCGATGATGACTGGACCCAAGAGGAAACATGGCGCAAGGCTAACCCAGGCTATGGGATCACCGTGAAGCCCGAATATTTTTTTCAACAGGTGCAGGAATGTAAGGACAACCCAGCCAAGGAAGCGAGCTTTCGCAGAGATCATCTGAACCAGTGGGTGGAAACTGATGTCAGGTGGATCAGTCCTTTGAAGTGGGATGAATGTCAGGTGCCTATGCCCGATCTGATTGGTAGGGAATGTTATGCTGGACTGGATCTTTCAGCCACGATGGATCTTACTGCGCTCACTTTATTTTTTCCAAGTACCTATGAGGATGAACCACACTTCATGCTGCCGATCTTCTGGGCACCGAGTGAAGCAAACAAACTGCGGGAGAAATTGAATCGTCAAAGGATTGGACCATGGGTGAAACAGGGATTCATCAACGAGACCGAAGGAAACCGGATCGACTACAGAAAGATCAAGCAGCAGATCATGGAACTGGGGGAGAAGTATAAGATTTTGGAAATCGCTTTTGATCCATGGCATGCTGATCAGATCGTTCATGAATTATCAGATCATTTCGAGATGGTGAAGTTCGGCCAAACACCAGCGAACCTATCACCACCCACCAAAAAACTAGAGGAATTCATCCTGACTAAGCAGGTGGCGCATGCTGGAAACCCTGTTTTAAGGTGGAATCTTGGGAACATTGCTTGCAGCCTTGATGACAACAATAACTACAAGTTGTCGAAAAAGAAATCTCGTGACAAGATAGATGGAATTATAGCTGGAGTTATGGCCGTAGGTCGATGGATGGTGACAGCGCAGAACGAAAGCACCGAAAACAACACAGGAGCGGGAATAGAATTCCTGTAAATCATGCCTTTTAAATCCATCAGATCCCTCTTTGCAAACACCATCAACAAATTAGCTGGCTATAGTTTGGTTACCGACTCTGGATCTTGGACCTACACAGGCATTTCTACCACTGGCCAGAATGTTAATCAAGCATCATCGATGACTTATTCCGCAGTGTGGGCAGCAGTCAGGGCTATCTCTGAAGGTGTTGCCAGTCTGCCATTGCAAGTATTCCGCAGGGGTCATGATGGTTCAAGATCAAAGGCTAATGATCATCCTATTTATAGAATCCTGCACGATCAGCCAAACCCAGAAATGAGTGCCTTAACTTTTCGTGAAACCCTCATGGGGCATTCGCTCGTTTGGGGTAATGGCTATGCAGAAATAGTCAGGGATAAAAACTCTGGGAGAGTGCAACAACTCTGGCCACTCGATCCTTCACAGGTTGAACCTGTGCGAGATGAGAATGGCGAACTGTTTTACAAATACGGATCAGTGATCTTTTTACCCTCAGAGATTTTGCACATCAAGGGTCTAAGCTTTGACGGTGTGAAAGGGTACTCAGTAATTGCCCAGGCTAAAAATTCAATCGGTCTTGGAATGGCTGTAGAAGAATTCGGCTCAACCTTCTTTGGTCAAGGTGGAAAACCTGCTGGGGTCATCAGCGTTCCTGGCAAGCTTAATTCAGAAGCTATCCAGAACATGCGGAAATCATGGGAGGATATGCATGCGACTGTTAAGAATGCACATCGAGTAGCGATATTGCAAAATGGTGTAACCTATCAGACCATAGGAACCCCACCCGATGATGCACAGTGGATAGCCTCTAGGCAGTTTCAACTTCAAGAAGTGGCTAGGTGGTTCAAGATTCCAGCCAGCAAAATAGGAGCAGGTGCAGGAACTTACAGCAGTTTAGAACAGGACAACCTAGCATTCCTTCAGGAAACTTTGAGACCATGGTTAATCCGATGGGAGCAGGAAATTAACTTCAAGTTGATAAGCTCGCTGGACCAGCTTTATGCAGAGCATAATCAAGATGCATTACTTAGGGGTGACACCGCAGGCAGATCAGCATTTTATGCTAGTGCGCTTAGTTGGGGATGGTTATCTAGAAATGATGTGAGAGCATTGGAGAACCTACCACCCTTTGAAGGTGGTGATGCCTACATGGTACCAAAGAATATGGATCCTGCGTTTGGACCAGGACAAACACCAGCAGCAGTAGACCAGGCAAAAACTTTAGGCCAGATGCCAACCCCACCCACACCCGATCCAATCCCAGCACCAATAGCACCACCCACCGCAGATGTGGCAGCAACAGCTTTAAATGGCGCACAGATCACATCGTTAGTCGATCTAGTGGCTAAGGTTGGTGAAGGTTTAATACCAATGGAATCGGCCAAGGCTATTGCCCTAGCATCATTCCCATTTCTGGATCAGACTATTTTGGATTCCATCTTCTCAGGTCTGAAGATTACCCCACCCACACCCGATCCAATCCCTGCACCACAACAAAACAGCTTTGGCTTTGCTAAGTTGTTAGAAGCTGCCAGAAAACAAATCAGAAAGATTGAAGCAAACCATTTGGGAAGGATCAGCAATAAGCCTGGGGAATTCATCCCAGCCTTAGAAAAGTTTTTGGAAGCCCATCAGGAAAGGGTGCAGATCATCCTTGAACCTGTCCTTGAATTCATTCAGCCGGAATCGGGTGGTGGTGTCCGAGCTGCTGCAGATCACTGTGAAGCATTGAAGGCTGAATGGTTAGACTTAGCTGGATCAGCCACACCTAGAAATCTAAAACTTTTGGCCGATGAGAAACTTAAGAACTGGATCGATACCAAAGCTAACTGGGAGAAAGTCACATGGTTAAACTAGAAACACGATTCACCACAGAATTTAGGGTAGAGCAAGATGGAAAAAAGCTAGTAGGTTATGCTGCAAAGTTTAGTCCTAATAGGTCTCAGGATTTGGGTGGATTCCTTGAACAGATTGACCCTAAAGCTTTCACCCGATCACTGGCACAGGGTGCAGATGTTCGCGCACTTATTAACCATGATCAGAACTTAATCCTAGGTAGGTCCACCAGTGGCACTCTTAATCTTTCTGTGGATTCTGAAGGGTTACTAGTCGAGATCACCCCACCGGACACCAGCTATGCAAGGGATCTAATGGTCTCGATGAGCAGAGGAGATGTTACCCAGATGTCATTTGCATTCATCACCAAGAAGGATGCATGGGATAAAGAGGGTGAGAAGAACATCCGAACCCTGCTCGATGTCGATCTGCATGATGTCAGCGCAGTAACCTATCCAGCCTATTTAAATACTGAAATAGGGCTGAGAAGCCTGTCAAGTTTCTTAGCAGAAAAACAGGAGCAGGAATCAGAGATTCAAAGAAGAATAAATTTGGTTAGCCTGTTAAAAGTAAAATAATCTTGGTATCCCAAAAGTGATCTGATAGCATGGTTTCATTACTCTTTCATGAGGATGGAACCATGATTTTTAAAGACCGTTGGGCTATGCAAAGATGGGCAGTTGAAAAGGTTGGGACCGGATGGTCTCCAGGTGCCAAGGGCACTGATGCAGCAGATATCATTCATGAAATGCCAAATCGCCCACCTTATAAAACGGATTGGACAGAATTCATTTCTACACTTCCAGATGATTTGGAAAACATGGTGGATCAGCATTTCCACCAATTAAAGCCCAAAAAAGATTTTATCGCAGTAGTCGAACTGGAAGATAAAAAAACTAGGGTTCTTGGCATCATGTCCGAACGAGATAAGAATGATTGCTTTAGGCAGATCTATCATTTCTTCCCTGAGCTTGTGACATCACAGGCAAAGATAGTAATGAAAACCAAATCAGAATTAAAAGTATCAGAAAAAAAACAATTAGAAAATCTTCCTAGATTATCTTAATAACACCATTTAATCCTCTAGCCCCTAGCTAATCCTAGGGGCTTTTTTTATTGTAGTCACGCTACAACATGAAACCTCAACCCATCCATATCTCAGGCTGGGTGCAACATAGATTTGATAACGAAATCTGTTTCGTGATCAAATGGCAAAAGCCTTAGTTTCTAGCCATTCAGCATGCGGTGTTTCCCATCATTCCATACGATTTGACACATCCCCAACCCATGTGAAAATGGGGTTAGCCCTGCAGTATTTACGCATGGTGGCCACCGGAGCATTCCGGCATGGTGCCACTGCGTTGAGCGGGCACCTTGAAGAATTCTTTTCAAGGAAAAATACCTATGAGTATTAGTGAAATCAAAGCCTTACAGGCAGATCGCAGCGAGAAAGTTAACTCCATGGAAGCCATGGCAGTTCGAGCATTGACCCCAGAAGAGCAAACCAGCTTTGATAATCTTGCAGCATCTGTTGCTGATATTGATATCAGACTTGCAGTCCTAGAAGACAATGCTGCTGGTAGTGCATCGATTCAACAAAATTCAGAAAAGCTGGAAGCTGTCAAACGCAGTGTAAGAAAATCTGCACCTATCGCAGCTCCAAACTTTGTTGCTGATCTGTCTGATAAAAAATCCAAGCGCACCAAAGCCAATGCTGTTCGTGGTTGGTTCCTGAGAGGCACCAGGGGTTTCAGGTCTGAATTTGCTGCTGCAGCAAATGAAATTGGCCTAGACCTTAATTCCAACGAACTCAACCTTGAAGCTCGTGCGCAAGGTGTTGGTTCTACTGGCATCGGTGGTGCCTTGGTTAATGATGAATTCTACGGCACTTTGACCCAAGCTATGCGCGATTATAATGCTGTGCGCCAAGTGGCAACTGTAATCAGCACCAGCAATGGTTCAAACATTCAGATGCCATGCCTTGATGATACTTCCAATGCTGGAACCCTGATTGCTGAAAATGGTTCTATCAGTGAAGTAGCTTTGACTTTCACCAATAAAACCATGGCGGCTTATAAGTTTTCATCGGGTCAGGTTCTGACCAGCTATGAACTTATGCAAGATGCCTTGATTGATGTTGAATCCCTTGTTGCTGAACAAGCTGGCATTAGAATTGGCAGAATTCAGGAAACATTGTTTACCACTGGTACTGGATCATCCCAGCCCCAAGGTATTGTGGTTGGTAGTGCTGCTGGTAAAACAGCTAGCGCAACTAATGCGATCACTATCGATGACATCATTGATTTGGTGTTCTCAGTAGATGAGGCATATAAGACCACTGGCAATGTTGGTTTCATGTGTCACCCTTCTATTTTGGCAGCTATTGCTAAATTGAAAGACACTAGCGGCACTCCTGTATTTTCCCAGAACTATTCTGGTGCAGAAGCTAGGGTGCCAACCATCATGGGTTATCCTGTGACCCTCAACAGCAACATGGCATCCAGCCTATCTGCTGCTGGCAAAGTCCTGTTGTTTGGTGATTTCTCCAAATACTTTGTGCGTGATGTTGCAGGCGATGGCGGTATCACCATTGTGCGACAATCTGAAACCTATGCAACTTCTGGCCAAATCGGCTGGGTAGCTATTGCAAGGTCCAGTGGATTGTTGCTCACAGCTAATGCAACCACTTATAACCCTGTTAAACACCTAATCATGGCGGCTTCCTAATGCTAGTAACTATTTTAAAAAACCTGTCTGGATTGGGAAAATCATTCCAAGACAGACAGGTAGTTGATCTCCCAGATGATGTGGCTGTTGAATGGTGCAGGATTGGTTATGCCAGTCCTGCAAAACCAGCAGCAACTGAAAAGGCTAGTTCAAAAGTCATACCTGAGGTAAGAAAAAATGGAAATCAAGGGTCGAACGCAGGTAGTGACACAACCGACAACCGAACCTCTGACACTGTCAGAACTAAAAAACCATCTAAGGATTGATGGTAGTTTTGATGATGCTTTGCTTAATAGCTGCATCACCAGTGCAAGGATGTACTTTGAATCGCAGTGCGAGATATCCATAGCCAGTCAGACACTTCTGCTGGCTTTGGATTATTTCGATGACATCATTTATCTTCCTAAAGGCCCAGTCCAATCGGTACAAGATATTAGTTACGCAGACTCAAAAAACATTGCTCAGGACATGGATGATTGGATTGAAGATTTAGTTTCTAACCCTGCTAGGATCACCCCTGCCTTTGGGGATTCATGGCCAGCCACTGCAGATGTGGTTAATGCTGTGGAGGTCAGTTACACCACTGGCTATGCCAATGCAAACCTAGTGCCTAAATTGCTGAAATCAGGAATGTTATTCTATGCTGCACATCTTTATGAAAACCGATCAGCGGTCACAGATGGTGACCTTAAAGAAGTTCCTATGGCTGTGGAATCGATCATCCAACAGTACACCACAGGGATCTACCACTAATGCGCCCAGGACTATTACAGTATAGGGTGGAGATTCAAACACCGACATCCACAAGGGATGCCATGGGTCAACCTGTGATGAGTTGGACCACCTCCCAAACAAGGTGGGCAGGAATAATCCCACTGACTTCCAGAGAAGGTTTTTACGCTAAATCGGTTAGACCAGAACTATCCCACCGGATCACCCTGAGATGGTTTACTGGTTTGGAGCATGGCCACCGAATCAAAATGGATGCAAGAATCTTTAATATTGCCAGCATCATTAATGTCGATGAGGGTGACCACACTTTGCAGGTTGACTGCGTGGAGCTGGTGAACTAATGAGTAAACTAGATAGAAGCCAGTTGATCAAAAAAGGCAAGGTTTCCATTGAAGGATTGGATGCCTTATTGCAGACTTTTAAAGATTTAACGGGTGGCAAGTCTGATACCAAGCTTGTTTCAGCAATGCGCTATGCCCTGCAGCCCTTGCAGAAACAAGTGAAGGCGAATGCACCAAGGCAAAGAAGCAACAAGAATAAATCAGGTAGGACCGGACTATTAAGAAAATCAATTGCAATGAAGGCAAAAAAGTTTGGCAGGGGAAGTAAAAAGAAAATATTAGGCCTGGTAGGTCCAAAGTTTAGTACATCCATCACATTAAAGAATGGTCTTAAAATTGAACCTTTTCGTTATGCACACCTAGTAGAAAAAGGAACAGTGCCCCACACAGTTTCGCCAAGACGCAAAGAAAAACAGAAAAGATTTGTGGGTCCGATTATGCCTGGGAGATTTAAAAGCTGGCAACATCCTGGTGCAACCAAAGAACCATTCATGAAGCCCGCACTGGAAGCGGTGGGATCTCAAATCTTTAATCGGTTTGCCGAGAAGATGAAAGAAATTATCTCTAAAATAGGGGTAAAGAAATGATTGAAGCAGATTTTTATTCCTACCTCACAAGCCAAACAAGCATCACCACACTGCTGGGAACTAGGATCTACCCAGATGCCAGCCCACAGAATGCAACGCTACCACTTCTGGTGTATGAAAAAACATCTGTGGATAGGCAATTAACTTTGCGTGGGGCAACAGGTGTCTGCACTGCCAGAATCACTTGTGATATTTTTGCTGCAAGCCGTACGGTTTGCGAATCGATAGTTGAATCCATTAGACTCAGGGTAGATGGTTTTCGTGGGAACTGGAACACCACTTACATCCATCAGT